AGAGGTCTCCTGTGCAGGGTTTCGCAGGGGTGCCGGTCACCGAAAACGCCTCTCCAGCGCGCAGCCTGGGCCGCTCTCGGCCATCCCGCAGGGGTGCGGAAAATGCCATAGGTTTAGCCCGCAGGCGTGGTGGGGGGACGACGGCGCGCGCCGGGTGCGGATTTGCCCTGCCGGACCTGCCGGCCCTGTCTATGGGGCTGCGCTATGATTGGTTGAAGCATGGGGAGGCGGTAGCGTGGAAACGATCGACGAGCAAGAGGAGCGCGAGATCCTGGAGTGGTCTCTGGGCGAGTACGACAACGGGGAGACGGGCTGCTCGAACTGCGGGCGACACAGACTATGCATCTGCACGAACGGCATGCACCGCTGCGAGAAGTGCAACTACTCGCCCGAGCTTTCCGGCTACGCTCCCGCTCACCTCGCATGAGCTGAAACCCGCATGAATACTGGCGCGCAGCCGCTTTATCGATGGACTCGAAACCCTGTTTATGCTATGTTTAGATGGGGTTTTGCTAGCTAGCAAACAGCTCTTTTCAGGGCGGCCAGGCACAAAAAAGCCGCCTCAATGGCGGCTTTATTCGTTACGGCTCCGGCTCAGTTCTTCGCCGGCAACTCAAACGGCTTGAACCGGATCACCTCTTCGCCCAGCCACTCGTTCACATGAGCCAGCCGCGCCTGGATCGGCTCCAGCTCGTTGCCGGCCCACACCTCCGCCGCCTCACGCAGGGAGCCGAACCCGCCAGCGTTGGTCGGTACGATGCCCATCAGCTGAGGGGGAATGCGCAGCGCGGCGAGCTGATCGTCGCGGCTGATGTTCTTGATCGAGCCGAATTCATCCTTGGCCGCGATCTCGCTCACCGGGATCAGTTGCAGCCCGTCCTTCTTGCCGCCCGGCGCGTACATGAACAAGTTGCGGAAGTTGCCCGGCCCCTTGCTGTCGCGCAGGGCCTTGCGCAGGGCGTCGACGTCCTGCTCGTTCTGCGTCGAGTCGGTCATGTAGAGGATGAACCCGGCGTGCGAGCCGTTCTGGTAATACTTGCGACGGAAGAGGGTGGCCGACTCGTTCAGCAGCGCCGACTGCAGCGCCGAAAGCCACTCCGGCAGCCCGTACACCTCCTGGTTGATATCGGCCTCGCGCAGGTGGCAGATGCTGCCGCGCTCGAACTCATGCTCATCCTTCCACCCACGCACCTGGTAGTACGTCTCCAGATCAGCCCCGCGGCGCATGTACTTGGCCAGCGCAGGCTGTAGGGCTAGCGGCTGGCCGAGCATGTTCCGCCGCCGCTCCAGGTAGGCATTGCCGCACCAGAGCCAGTCCAGAGCTAACTGGCCGAACGCCTGCCGGCTCAGCAGGCGATGTGGGATGAACATGCGCTCCAGCATGTTGCGTTTAAAGTTCAGCCCGCTCTGCAGGTACACGCTCGCCCGGGTCGACTTCGCCAACCCATCCAGCGACAGCGGCGGCTCGTACCAGCGCCCGTTCAGCCAGCATTCCAGGTAGTCGAGCAGCTCGCGCCCATCGAGCACCGGCAGCGGATCGCCGAAGGTGAAGGCCTCCACGCCAGCGGCGGGGGCGGTGGTCAGTTCGCTCATCAGCAGATCTCCATGAATCCAGTGTTCGCCGAGGTCTGCCCCTCGAGCGGTTCGTTGTGCAGGGCGTGGAACAGCGCCCACGCCAGGTCGGCGTGGCCGGTCTCGTCGTTGCGCCCGGCGGTGTAGGTCATCTGGCGGCCCGAGGCCGTGATCGTCTTGCGAATCGCCATCAGCGAGCTGGCCACGTCCGTCCAGCCGGCATCGAATTCCAGCCGGCCATTGCGGATCACGTCATAGGCCTTGAGCACCAGGCGCGTCTTCACCTCCGGCGAGTAGCTGAAGGTGGTCACGTTGGGGAAGAACTGGCGGACCAGCTGCGCCACGCCCGAGCCCAGCCCGGTCACGTCCACGCCGATATAGGTTACCCAGTAGCGGTTGCAGGCCTGGCGGATCGCCTCGGCCTGGGCGGCGAAATCCATCCCGCGGAACTGGTGGCGCTCCAGGATGCGGAACTTGCCACCCGGCACCGCCGGCGGCGCGACCACCACCATGCCCGCGCTGTCGCCCGTCTCGGCCGGGTCGTAGCCGATCCACACCGGCCGGTCGCCCAGCGGGCGTGCCGCGAACGGCTTGTAGTCCTCGCCCCATTCCACCCAGCTGTCCACCATGCACGGCTGCAGCATCGTCAGCGGGAAAATGCTCGCCCCGTCGTCGACGAACTCGCACATCAGCAGGTTGGCGAACTGCTCCGCGTTGTACTCGAAGCGCAACTCGTCCAGGTCGAACAGATCGCAGCCGCGTCGCTCGGCATCGAGAATGGTCACGATCTGCCGCCAAATCTTGTCCTCCCGGCACAGCTTGCCCGGGGCCAACGTATCGTGGCGCAGGTCGATTTTTACGTGCTGCGCCGCCGGCTTGCCCTTGTTCAGCCGCTCGCCTGTCCACCACTTGTACGCCGGGTGCCCCATGCTCGACGGCGTCGAGAAGTACGTCTTACGCCACTTCTTGTGCAGCGCCATGCCCGACGCCACCTTGTTCAGCTCGTCGAAGCCATGCACCCAGAAGAATTCGTCGAAGTAGAAATTGCCCGACCGCCCCTGGGCGGTGCGGTAGTTCGTGCCGAGGAAGTGAAGCTCGGCGCCATTGGCCAGCACGATCGGGTCGCCCGTCAGCTGCCGGCCCAGCGCCTCCTGGACGAACGCCTGCATGTAGTTCTTGAACTGGTGCGCCTGCGCCTTGCTCGCCGAAAGGAAGATCTGATTGCGCCCCGTCAGCAGCGCGTCGATCAGTGCCTCGCGGGCGAAGTAGAAGGTCGCGCCGATCTGGCGTGACTTCAGGATCATCCGCGTGCGCATGTTGATAGCCCGGTACCAGTCCAGCTGGTACTCGAAGCAACTGTCGCGGAAGGCCTCCTCCAGCAGTTCGATCTCACCCTCGTCGAACTCGTTGCGCTTGGGCGGCTTCTTCGGCCCCGCGTTGCGCTTGTCCAGGTTCGGATTGAGCTCCGCCTGGGTACCACCGGCCTGGAAGCGCTGGATTCGCGCCTGCCGCTCCAGCTGGCGGTGCAGCAGGTCGATTTCCTTGAAGTCGCCGCCGGTCTTGCCGTCCTTGAGGATCAGTTGCACGAGCCGAGCCTCCAGCGCGCCACCGATCCGCTCGACATTGTCCGCCCGGTCCCACTCGTCCCGGGTTTTCCACGAGTGGACGGTCTTTTCCTTCTCTTCCAGGAAGTCGGCGATATCCGTCACCCGCCAGCCCATCCAGTACAGATGGCGAGCGGTGCGGCGTGGATCCTGGACGGGAATTTCAACGGTCGGTGCATTCATGGCGCCGATGCTGCCGCTCGCGCGCGCGAGTCGTTACTCCGGCGCCCTGTACGTCCGGCCAGTACAGGGCGCGCGAATTGCCCGCGCCGCACGGGCTGCCGACCATGCCCTCACTACCTGCCCAGCAGCCACCAGTTGAGGACAGCCCGCATGGCCGGCAACAGCAAAAAGTACCGCTCCAAGATGTTCCGCATCGGCGTCGAAGGCGCGACCACTGACGGTCGCACCATCGAACGCAGCTGGCTTGAAGAAATGGCCGCCAGCTACAACCGCGACACCTACGGCGCGCGCATCAACGTCGAGCACATCAAGGGCCTGTCCCCCGACTCGCAGTTCGGCGCCTACGGCGATGTCCTCGCCCTGAAAACCGAAGAGGTCGAGATCAACGGCGAGAAGAAGCTCGCCCTGCTCGCGCAGATCCAGCCCAACGACGCGCTGCTGGCCCTGAACAAGAAGGGGCAGAAGATCTACACCTCCATGGAAATCCAGCCCAAGTTCGCCAACACCGGCAAGGCCTACCTGGTCGGCCTGGCGGTCACCGACAGCCCGGCGAGCCTGGGCACCGAGGCGCTGGAATTCAGCGCCAAGCACGGCACCCTGACCAGCCGCAAGCAGGACAAGGACAACCTGTTCACCGCCGCCGAGCCGGCCGAGCTGGAGTTCGAAGAAGTCACCGATCAACCGGACGACAAGACCGCCAGCCTGTTCTCCCGCGTGGCCGCCGCCCTTGGAAAATTCAAGGAGAAGGAAGGTAAGGACTCGGCTCTGTTCGCTGAACTGGGCCAGTCCGTTGAAGCCATCGCCGACCACGTGGCCGAGCAGGGCAAGGCGTTTGCCGCTGAGTCCAAGGCCCGCGCGGATCTGCAGACCGCCCACGATCAGCTCGCCACCCAGTTCGCCGACCTGCTCAAGCGTCTCGGCAACACCCACGACCACAACCAACAGCAGCGCCCGGCGGTAGCGGGCGGCAACGGCCAGATCAAGACCCAGTTCTGAGCCCGCTCACACCCATCGCCCCGGAGAAACAACATGCGTAACGAAACCCGCCTCGTATTCACCGCCCTGGCTGCGCAGATCGCTCTGCTCAACGGCGTGGCCAGCGCCACCGAGAAATTCAGCGTCACCCCATCGGTCCAGCAGACGCTGGAAACCGCCATGCAGGAATCCACCGACTTCCTCGGCCGGATCAACCTGATCGGCGTCATGGAGCAAAGCGGCGAGGCGCTGCTGCTGGGCGTGAATGGCCCCATCGCCGGGCGTACCGATACCGCCGGCGGCAACCGCCGCACCCCGGCGCAGCGTCAGGCGCTGACCAAGGACAGCTACAACTGCGTCCAGACCAACTACGACAGCGCGTTCCCGTACTCGCTGCTGGATGCCTGGGCCAAATTCCCCGACTTTCAGGTGCGCCTGACCAACGCCATCATCCAACGCCAGGCGCTGGACCGGATCATGGTCGGCTTCAACGGCGTCAGCGCCGCGGCCGCTACCGACCGCACCGCCAACCCGATGCTGCAGGACGTCAACATCGGCTGGCTGCAGAAGATCCGCACCAAAGCGCAGGACCGCGTAATCGACGAAGGCGTCGAGGGTTCGGGCAAGGTCACCGTTGGCGCCACCAAGGTCATCAAGGTGGCCGGCGTGGACACCGAGATCAGCGGCGACTACCAGACCCTCGACGGCCTGGTATTCGATGCAATCCAGACACTCGATCCGTGGCACCGCTCCCGTCCGGACCTGGTCGTGCTCGTCAGCCGTGACCTGATGCACGAGAAACTGCTCAAGGCCGTGGAGAAGGGCGCCGCTTCCAACCAGGAAGAGAACGCCGCTCAGGAAGTTGTTAGCCGCGCGCGCCTCGGCGGTCTGCCGGTGGTCGATGCGCCGTTCTTCCCCGAGGGCACCGTGCTGGTCACCTTCCTCAAAAACCTGTCCATCTACTGGCAGGAAGGTGCTCGCCGCCGTCACCTGAAGGATGAGCCCGAGTACGACCGCATCGCCGATTACCAGTCCAGCAACGATGCCTACATCGTCGAAGACTTCGGCGCCATTGCCCTGGTCGAGAACATCGAGGCCATGACCTACCCGGCACCGACTGAGGCATAACCCATGGCTCTGACCCTCGCCCAGCGTACCCAGCTGCGTAAGCGTGCCGCCCTGGAGGCGGCCGCCACCGCGCCGGCGCAAACCATGGCCGGCGCCACCACCTACGAACTGCAACTCGCCCAGCTGCATCAGGACCGCCTGCGCCTGAGCCAGATCCAGTCCACCGAGGGCAAGGTCGCGCTCAAGGCGCAGCTGCTGCCGGCCTATGCCCCCTACGTGGACGGCGTGCTGGCAGCCGGGCGCGGCGCCCAGGACGACGTGCTCACCACCGTCATGCTCTGGCGCCTGGACGCCGCCGACTACTTCGGCGCCTTGGCCATTGGGCGTTACGTGCTCGAGCACAACATGACCATGCCGGACCGCTTCCAGCGCAGCACCGGCTGCCTGCTCGCCGAGGAGGTGGCCGAGGCCGCCCTCAAGTCGCAAAAGGCCGGCGGGCGCTTCGACACCCAAGTGCTGATCGAGGCCGAGCAGCTCACCCGCGAGCAGGACATGCCCGACGAGGCCCGCGCCAAGCTGCACCTGGCCATCGGTCGCGCCCTGGTCGCCGACCTGCCCGAGGACAACCTGACCGGCACCGATGCCGGCCAGCTCGAAACCGCGCGCACCAACATCGCCCGCGCCATCGAGCTGCACGGCAGCTGCGGCGGCAAAAAGGATCTGGAGCGCGTGCAGCGCCTCCTGAAGAAACACGCGGACAGCAAGCCAGCCGAAACCGGCAACGGCGAGCCCCCAGCGAAAGACCAGCAACCGTCCGAGCAGGATGAAAGCCAGTCGAGCGAAGAGGGCACCGAGGCCGGAACCGACACCGGCGCGCCATCCGCTAACTGAGCGTCACCACGCACCCCGGCGGCTCGGGGCCGATCAGCAGGTTTCTCCTTGGCCCAGCTGTGAAGCCCCGACCACCGCCGACCTATTCGAGCCGCGACCATGAGCGCCTTCATCGCCACCAACGCCACCGCAACCGCCGACCCGTTCCCCATCATCAACGACGGCTGGTTCCCCGACCTGGACGGCGCCCACCTGCGCGCCGCCCTGCGCCTGGACGGCAGCGTGACCGATGCCCGCCTCGAGGTCGCCACCGTCAACGCCCTGATCGAAGTCAACCGCGAGCTGAGCCTCTACCGCCGCGCCCGCGAGGAAGAGGGCCACGCCAGCCTCGCCGCCGTGCCCGCTTCGCAGCTCCAGGGCGAGAGCTACCTCGTGCACCTCTACCGCCGCGCCATCGCCTGCAGCGCCGGCGCCGAGCTGGCCGAGCGCATGCGCGACTACAGCGCCACCGGCGACGGCGCCGAACGCGCTGATGCCCTGACCCCGACCGCCGACGAATACCGCCGCGACGCCCGCTGGGCCATCCGCAACATCCTCGGCATCGCCCACACCACCGTGGAACTCATCTGATGGCCAGCCTGCGCGCCCAACAGGGCGACACCGTCGACGCCATTTGCTGGCGGCACTACGGGCGCACCGCCGGCGTGGTCGAGCAGGTGCTCGACGCCAACCCCGGCCTGGCCGACCTCGGCCCGGTCATCCCCCACGGCACGCAGGTTTTGCTGCCTGAACAGGCCGTGCGCGCCGAACAACGCCAAGTGGTGAACCTATGGGACTGATCTACCTCGCCCTCTACAAGGGCCGCGGCACGCTGTTCAACCGCCTGGTTCGCCTCTGGACGCGCTCCAAGTACAGCCACTGCGAGCTGGTCCTGGCCGATGGCCGCTGGCTGTCCGCCTCGGCCATGGATGGCGGCGTGCGTGCCAAGCGCATCGAGCTGAACCGCGAGCACTGGGACCTGATCCCGCTGCCCTGGGCGGACCAGCGCCAAGTTACCCGCGTCTTTCTTGCCAACGCTGGGCTGGGCTACGACTTCTTCGGTCTGTTCGGCAGCCAGCTGCTGCCGGTCGGCCTGCATAGCCGGCGTCGCTGGTTCTGCAGCGAATTCTGCGCCGCCGCGCTCGGCTTCCCCATGCCGCAACGCTACAGCCCGGCTCAGCTGGGCGAAGTGGTCCAGCACATCAACACCCTCACGCCCAGCGGACAGTGGAATGAAACGCATGCATGACCGT